ATCCAAAATCTTCTGGCCTATCCCTTATAGGCTCTTTATTTTTCAATTCCGCTAATTGTTCTTGCGTCCACCCTGGAACAGGCCAGAATTTCTCAATTAACCAAGACAGCGGATAGCGTTTCCAGAAAAACCAGTCTCCCAAAACAATTTTCGACAATTCAGTATCAGCCATATCATCGATTCTTCACGATGATCACGAAACTACGTTCATCAGTACGCCCGGCGCTGGTAGTGATGAGGCAGGCCACGGTATAGATGATGCCAGCCGTCCCGCCTGACAGCCAAATCGTGACTACGCTTCCAATTTTCTGCACGACATCATACTCCGTGAGTTCCGTCGTATTGACATTGCTGGAATCGACTGTCAACCCCTCAGCGCTGGTAATGGTATGCGTGAGGATCGTTTCATCCGCCGCCAGCCAGTCCTGCCACAACACAGCATAATCAAGTACAGCATCCGGGTCTTTGTAACCCATCTTGACTGGGTCGGCGCGAGAGCCGGGATATGAGGGCATTACATCACTCCAAATAATTCAGCCAGCGGGGCCGTGCGCGTCACATCACGCTGTGACAGCCATACGCCATTCCCAATGCCTGTCGCTAACACGGGGGGCAACGCCAACCGCACATCCTGCCGTAGCAGGACAGGGCCATTTACACCCCAACCGATCACGATTTCCTCGCCGCTAGTGCATTGCACAATCAACTCGTGGCCGTTAGTCAGTACGGCGTTAACTGTTTTGCCGGAAAGATGATCGTGTATTAGTCCCATTATGCGAGTCTCAGAATGGCGTTGCTGGCGTCGGGGGTCGGGAACGTGATTTGGAAGGTGCCGGCTGTGCTCGAAACCGTCCCACCGAAATCGTGAACGGACACTGCCCTACTTCCGTTCGTAGTATTGTAAATAAGAGCCGCAGCCGCCGAGATTGTAGCTGTTGTCCAAGACGCATCGGCAAAATCAGTATAGGCTGTCGTTCCGCTTGTGGTCGGATCAACTCGGGTCAGTGTTGCGCCTCCTGCCGTGTAACCCGTACCACTGGCCTCATCAGTATTTCCAGTGACGTTTGAATAGTTGGTTGTCGCTGCGCCATAAGTCCCGGCCATGCCGGATTTTATCAGCGCAATTTTGAAAGTATTGCCGCCCGAAAGCAGAAAATTATGCAAAGCCTGCATCAGTTCAGACTTAAAGCTCGTACACATCGCAGTTGTTGCAGCCATCTCAATATCCTCAGTGATCAGTGAATTGTTAAATTCGGATCGGCTTGCTGTATTAACAGCGCTCGGTCTTCCAGTTGCACTAATAGAATGCGGTCTTCCGACTCGATCAATAACAGTCGTCCGGCTGGCGTTATGATTTCCACCAGCCGTAAGAGTCCAGCAATCCCTTGCACCTGGACGCCCGTTAGCAGTTGCATTGCTGACGCTGACAGTTCAATAGTCCCGATTTGCCCGATACTGGTCGCTCCGGTCAGCATGATCGTTGCGTTAGTGCCCGCCGAAACCGTGACCGTCCCAACCTGGCCGATTGCGCTAATGCCTGTCAGCGTTACTGACGCGCCCGCAGAGAGCGATAGCACGCCCACCGTGCCTGTGCCCAGCGCTCCCAGCAGTTGCAAGGCTGCCGACGCTGCCAGAGATACCGCACCTACCGACCCGGTACCCGCAGCGCCTGCCACAGTCGATCCAGCGCCGCCACTTGGCGTCACAGTGCCCACGGCGGCACTGGCGGCCAACCCGGCTATAGTCATCTGAGCACTCGCGGAGAGCGTTACAGCGCCTACCGCGCCCGTGGCTGATGCCCCGGTCAAAGTGACCAAAATATTGCCGTCTGCGCTGGCACTGACTGTACCCAAATAGCCGGTCACATAAAGACCCGCCAGGGTCACAACCGCGCCCGCAGAGAGCGTTAGCGTTCCTGCCGTACCCGTCCCGGCCACGCCCACAGGGACTTTAACCGCCCCGCCCGCAGCCGTTGCGCCGCCTACCGCGCTGCCGCTCGACGCGCCGGCCAGGATTTGATCCGCGCCGCCTGACAGCATTACAGTGCCTATTGTGCCGGTTCCCGCAGTGCCGGATAGCGCCTTTAGCGCATCCGCTAGTAGCGTCACAGTCCCCGCCGCGCCGGCGGCAAAGTTGCCTGAAGGAGTCATCGTCGCGCTGCCCGCAAGAGTCAGCGTGCCCGCTCCGGTGGTAGCTGTCGCCCCCGGGATGGTGCGCAACGCATCCGCTAGCAATGACAATACGCCCACAGATGTAACGGCGCTGGTGCCCGTCAACGTGACAGACGCCGCCCCGCTACTGACGCCCCAGATCAGGGGACGGCAAACGGAGCGCAGTCCTGTTGCCATGATTACGCCGGGTCTATCGTCGTGATGGGGTCAGCCCCCGCTGTCCCAGTCACGCTGGCCGTCCAGGCTGAGGTCGCATCATCCGTGCTGTAGACAGTCATCGTGCCACTATTCACAACTACTTTATTGCGCAAGGCATAGAGCGCCTCTTTCACAAGCCGCCCGCTATTACTACTGCCAGCGACGTTACGATTTAACAGCGCATCCGCGATCTCTTCTGTCGCATCCGTCGCCAGTTCGCTGGCTCCAATCGCATTCGCAGCAATTGCGGCTGCGTCAATAGCCCCCGCCGAAAAAGAGGCTGCACTAATCCCGCCACTCGCCACACTAGCGACTGAACCGCTGACATTGCCCGTTACAGAGCCTACGGCGCCGGTTACGCTGCCTACAGAACCCGATAGATTGCCAGTGATGTTCGCTGTCTGGTTTCCAAGCCCAGTTGTCGCAGTCAGCGTATATCCTGTTTTTCCAAAATTCCAATCACCTTTGCCATTTAGCGCAGATGCAGCAACCGCAGCAGCAGTAATTGCCCCACTCCCCCATGCTGTCCCTGCCGCATTGACCACGTTAACGCCCAATTGAGCCGTGCTCGTTGAAACCGCTGCGGTGGCAATATGGGTCACGTCGGCATTCACTCGTCCCGATGTCAGCGTGACTTGCCCCGTTCCAGTTCCACTCGACAGCAAGACACTCGCGCCCAGGTCGCGCCCCGTAACGGCTGTTGCCCCAAACCATTTGGAATTGGCGGGGGAAAGCACGGAGATATTATCGCTAGTAGCGACTGTATAAGTAGTTCCTGCTGCAAGGGTTACGGTCTTTGTGCTACCCGTGTAAGCCGAGATAACAGCAAACCCGCCCTGTACTGCACTAGCCACATCGTGGATATAGACAACGCAACCCACCAGCGCATTATCCTCTGCGGGTCCAGCCGTCAATGTGAAACTGGTTTGACTTGCAAGAGTTGCAATTGTGGTATTAAGCAGCGCATCAGTTATCCCAATCCTAAAAGTCGCAGCGATAAAAGAAACCACCCCAGCATCTACTGTGATAGACGAAACCACTACAAAGTATTGCGATCCAGACGCATAGAAACCGGCGGTAGTATTGTCCGCCAAATCTATACTAAATCCGTGAATACCCGTTAATCCATCAAAATCAGTTCCGTCTGTATCTAGTAGCACATACCCACTATCACTCGCCCGTTGTGTCGTGCCGCCATCTTTATAAATCTCGATGTCGGTAACTGCAAACCCAGTCATAGTGACGCTGGCAGTTGGATCGTTACTATCATAAGTCGCAAACGGGATATACAGTGTCGTACCAGGTTTTACAACCCCGAAACTTATCATCGCACTGACCCCCTAAAAGCACCAACAAAAGGTCCATCTAATGCGCGGCGCGGAAGGGCCGCAGTTCCCCCACCTCCCGTAGCCGCCTGGATAGAAATCAACCCCGCAACCCAATAACTACCTCCTACATTCGATACAGCTTTATTGCCCGTAGCTCCTGCTGTGGTCATGACCCCAGCAGCAGAATAAAAGATACCCCCACTACCTCCATCAAAATACTCAGTGAAAGTTGGAGTCGTGCCCGTAGGCGGTGTGGTAGGACCTATATTATTCCAAACCGAACCCACCCATATAACCAGTGAACTATCAACGGGAGTTGTTAGCCCTGTTGCAGTAGCTGTAGTACTATCTCCAGACGCCGAAGTAGGATTCGGACTCACTGGAGTAGTTGTATTAGCTCCGCTAGCAGCATACATAATAGCTTCTGTGTAAGCGGAAGAATGTGTAAACGTATAATTCCCGCTTTCACCAGATGCTACTTTCCAAAAAAACCTAACCCGCATTTGCCAGGGGTCGCTTTTATCAATAGTCAGCGGCCAACCCGTCGTTGTTACTTCCGTAAATCCAGAAGGAGGCGTTACAGTAGGAGCGGAAGCTGCTCCTACTGTCATCAATGCTACTAATACATCCCCATTAGTAATACCAGCAGGAGCAGTAATCGTAGTATTAGTACGAGTCCCACCAGTAACACTAGATGTGGAACGAACAGCAACGGCCATTGTTTCCTCCTTCGTCGCCCATAACCCAATTCCTGGTAAGGGCCAAGTTGATGCCACTGTAGTCCAAGTTGAATACGGACAGGGTATCGGCGGATTGCCACACTGATAACCTGCTGGTGCTACCGCTCGCACCTTTCCCTGAATCACCTCGCCTGGCTGCACCTGCAAATCCAATGTCGCCTGTGTGCCTGTTATGCCTGTCTGGCAAACATCGCCGTTTCCACATAGTTCGACAGTCGTCCCTGAGGGCCAGTTCGCATCGTTGTCCCATGCAAATGTCGTCAATCGGCCAGCACCAGCCGCCGAAGCGGCCAGCGCCGGCAATAGCCATAACCAGCGGCGCATGGATCACGGCCCCGTGCGTACAACCGTAATCACACCGCCTGTTAGCGGCTGCGGCTGAGTGGGCGGATGCTGCGCAGTCGCCGTAACCCAGCCTGTCCAACTATTGCACACTCCAATATTGCATGCCTGCATCGCGACCTCAATCGTCTGTCCTGGCGTTGCCGTCGCGTTGAACGTGCCGCCTGGCGTTGCCAGAGAAGAAATTGTGGTTTCGGCTCCCCCGGCAATGCGATATTTTGCCGAATAGACCGGCGCATCGCCCGCAATATAAGTCGTCGGATCAGTCCATCCGAACGTAATCTGGTAACTGTCCGCAAATGCGGGAGCAGAAGCGGCGAACAACAAAGCGATTAGAGTTCTTTTCATGGTTTCACCGATCAGCAAAGAATACACCAATCAGGCCGGCAATGGCCGCGCCGGTACTGATAATGGCGGTTTGTTGTTCGGGCGACAGGGCCAGACCGGCGGCGGTCAGCAGCCAGATCAGCCCGCGATAAGTGCTCGGCTCACGGATGAGCGCCTTCCAATCCATAATTAACCTCCAGCAGTCTTTAACACGATAAATTGCCAAACAGCGGCAATTCCAAATCCTACTACGGATATTAGCGTAGCGATAATCCATGATAGCAGCTTTACGCGATTACGTTCTTCCATAATCGTATGCTCTTGTAGGCATTGCAAAACCCGTTGTACGCCGCTCTTTGTATCCTTTAGGTCGCCTTCGATGGTCAATAGCCTCGTATCTTGTGCTCCAGCCCTGGCTTCCAGGACCGCCACTCGCGTCTCAAGTTGGCTGATGGCCGATAAAACAGCCGAGGTATCAAACCACGCGGACCGCCGTTCGCTCCCATCTACAAGCTCAGCCATGCCGTAATACCTCTAAAATCGCGCCGTAGGCCCTTTCGAACCGATCCAGGCCATGAGTACCCCCGTTCACCCGCTTGCGTGCCGCCGCCAAATTACCGGCCTTTAACGCCGTTAAAATAGCCGGCTCCCGATCCGAGATGAACAGCGCCAGCAGTTGCGCCGCCACCTTGGGGTCCCCAGCTAGTTCCGGTAGCTCGGTCAGATCAAGCCCTATCCGGTCGCCGTAGCGTGCATAGTTTGCGCGCCCGGTGAGTTGCACAAAACCCCGCCCCAGAAAAAGTTCTCCGTCACCGGGCATCATATTGCCCAAGTCAACCCGCCCCTCGTACTGATCAAAGGGGCTGTGGCGGGTGTTGTACTTCGAAATCATTTCGGTAAGCGGCGCAAAGCCGGCGTTTTCTGCGGCAATAGTTCCCAGCGCATACGCCACTATCATAGCAGATTCTAACCGCGCGTCTTCCAACGCATCCCGAATCACCGACCAATAAGTGCAGATCGTCTTGACCTTGACCCCCGGAAATGCGGGCAAAATTTGCTGTGGTGTTAATTCCAATGATTTCATAGAGTTATTGTTAATTTTAGCCCAATTACTTCCCAGCCAACAGATCAATCATCCAAACAAGATTGACTCGACTCGTTACCTGGATTGGATTTTCGACGATAAACTTGCGAACGGCAGATGGCGTAATGATCCATCGATCCCCGGGGCCGCCCGTTTCGTTCAGTGTATCCCCTCTCGGGGTCGCGGCAAGCCATTTTTTTTCGATCCAGCCCAGGATTGGGCGAGGACTTGTCCCTAGCAATTCGGCCAGTTGAGTGGCGCTATACCCGCCGGTCGCCA